GAAGATAAAATCCCGTTCGAACTTGAGTATTTTGACAAAGTTACGAAAGGAGGTTTACCGAATAAAACTCTCAACATTGCTCTTGCTGGCACAGGGGTTGGAAAGTCTTTATTTATGTGCCACATGGCTAGCAGTGTCCTCCTCCAAGGCAAGAACGTCCTCTACATCACTCTCGAAATGGCAGAGGAGAAGATTGCGGAGAGGATCGATGCTAATTTACTTAATGTCAATATACAGGATATAACAGATTTACCTAAACCTATGTTTGATACTAAGGTTACTAATCTTGCCAAGAAAACACAGGGATCATTGATCATAAAAGAGTATCCAACGGCATCAGCACATAGTGGACACTTTAAGGCCTTGTTACAAGAACTTACATTGAAGAAATCGTTTAAACCTGATATAATATTCATTGATTATTTAAATATATGTTCTTCATCCAGATACAAGGCAGGAAGTAATGTCAATTCTTATTCGTTCATCAAGGCGATTGCGGAGGAACTTCGGGGATTGGCTGTCGAAAGTAATTTACCAATTGTTAGTGCTACTCAAACTACTCGCTCTGGTTTCGGCTCTAGCGATATTGACCTTACTGACACGTCAGAGTCTTTCGGACTCCCTGCTACTGCTGACCTTATGTTCGCTCTCATATCTACTGAGGAGTTGGAAGGGTTGGGACAGATAATGGTGAAGCAATTAAAGAATAGATATAATGATCCAACAATGAATAAGAGGTTTGTTGTTGGTATAGATAGGGCAAAGATGCGATTATATGATGTGGAGCAATCTGCACAAAGTGATATTCTTGACAGTGGACAAGAAGAAGAGTATAATGATGAAGAGAAGAAACCTAAGAAGTCTTTCGGAGATTTTAAATTCTAATGGCTAAAGAAAAAGTATATGTTCCAGTAGTGGAACCAAAATCAACTTCATGTGTAGAGTATATTGAATTAGGTAGAACTGTAACTTCATGTTCAGTATTCAAAAAGGATACTATTCGTGTTAGATTACTACAAAGAAGTTTGGGTAATCCAGCAGAAACCTTTGAGACGGAAAAACATTGGGAGTATGATATTCCTTGGTCTGAAAAGAAAGAAGAAGAGAAAGTAATAACTAAACCTTTAAGAGCAAGAAATGAACAAGGTCAGTTTATTGCTAATGATCCCAATACATCTGAAAATGAAGCATGGGTAGGAGGTAAGGCACCATCAGTTCCTAAAATCAAAAGAAAAAGAAAAACAAAAATTCAGAATGCCTTAACCAATTTATTAAGAAATGACTAAACAAGTTGATACTCAAAAATATACTGAGTTTGTAGATGCAGTAACATCTAACGAAAGTAAAAGTTCTGAAGCATTTTCAGTTCGTTTAAGAGAGCTTTATGCTAAAGGACTTCCTGTAGAAAGACTTCTTACTGCTGCAGTAGGAATGTCTGCTGAGTCTGGTGAGTTTACTGAAATAGTAAAGAAGATGATATTCCAAGGTAAACCAGTTAATGAAGAGAATCTATTTCATCTTAAGAGGGAACTTGGAGATATCATGTGGTATGTTGCTCAAGCATGTATGGCACTTGATACAGACTTCAATGAGATTATTGAGATGAATGTTGATAAATTAAAGTCACGTTATCCTGGTGGAGAGTTTGATGTTCATTTTTCAGAAAATAGAAAGGAGGGTGATGTATGATTTACGCATTATTAAGTGTTTCAAATAAAGATGGTATTGTTGATTTTGGAGAAGGACTAGTCCGTGCTGGATATACTATTATTTCTAGTGGTGGAACTGCTGCTGCTCTTAAGGCAGAAGGAATACCTGTAACTAAAGTATCTGAATATACTGGTTCACCAGAGATTCTTGAAGGTAGAGTAAAGACATTACATCCAAAGATTCACGGTGGCATTCTTGCCAAACGTAATAATATTATTCACGATACAGATCGTGATAATAATGGTATTGGACTTATTGATATTGTTGCAGTAAATCTATATCCATTTAAAGAAACTGTTGCTAAACCAGATGTA